GCGATTCAACGATGATGGTCATTGAACAGCAGATGCAAGACATGATCGACAATTGCTTGCGCTTTCATGCTGAGTATCTGCGGATTACGCAGGTCGGCAGCAGCCTTGTTAATCGTGACTTCCTGGGTGCACGTCTTGAGCCGCAGGAAATCCAAGCCCTGCTGCAGCTGTTTACCGCTGGCACCATCACCCAAGAAACGTTGCTTACGCAGCTCAGTGATGGCGAGTGCCTGGGCGACGATTTCGACATTGAAGCCGAGATCGAAGCAACACAAAACGGCGGTTTGATGGAGCCTGAGCCAGCGCAAATAATGGCTACAGAAGAACCCGAAATGCCAGATCAAACCGAAGATATGGAGGATCAAGACGTTTTGCCTGCATGATCCGATGGCTACGCAAGGTTTTGGGCATGGAATCTAAACCGCCACGCAAGCAATGCTTGCACTGTGCCACCAAGGAACTGCCCGATGAGATCTTCGCCGTTATCCGCCTTTCATGGTTCAAAGACGGCAAGCCTTATGAGGTTGACGAGATAAGGTTGATCGACAATGGCGATGACGACTTTGAGGGATTCGCAAGCGTTGTTGGCGAAGCGTTGAAGGCCGGCGCAGACGTTTCGATTCTTACGGCATACGATGCGGAGGATCTAGGCATTAAGGCATGAGCACCCCCGAATCTTTATATCGGAATGCCATTGATCTGAACCGCTACGGCAATAGCGTTGCCAAGCGTTTGGTGGTGGCATACGACGAAATCATCTTGGATGCAGTGGCCCAGCTGCGCAGGATTGATGACGCGACAGCACCTGTAAAGGCTGCCAGATTGCGGGCGATTTTGGCCCAGTTGAAAAGCAGTTTGGATGGCTGGGCTGGTGATAGCACTGCGGTTGCAGCGCGTGAACTGCAGGGCCTGGCAATGCTGCAGGGCGAGTTTGTAGAGGATCAGCTGCGCAAGGCGTTGCCGGTTGGCGGACGGAATGCGGTGCGCACGGTTGAGATCAGCCCGCAATTTGCGCAGGCGGTGGTGGTGGCTGACCCAACGCAAATCAATGTGGTGGCGCTGAGCGACGATCTGTTTAAGGCAGTCGAAGGCGTAGAGGGTGCGAGGCAAGCATTCAGCCTGACCGCTACTCAGGGCACTGCCATCACGCTGCCCAATGGCGAGGTGGTCAATAAGGCGTTTCGGGGCATTGCCGAAAAGCAGGCGCAGTTATTTGGACAGGTTGTACGGAATGGCCTTCTGACTGGCGAAACCACCCAAGACATTGCCAAGCGCTTAGTTGGCCGTTTGGAGTTTGCTGATTTCGGGCCGTTGTCCGTCAGACAGCTTGCGTTGGCAGGTGGCCAGCTGACCAAGGCAGCAAATAATCAGGTGATCACCTTGGTGCGCACAAGCGTGAACCAAGTAGCCAATGCCGCCAGCCAGTCGGTGTATGAGGCGAACCAAGACATAACCAAGCGGTATCGCTACGTTGCGACGCTGGACACCAGGACCAGTGCCATTTGCGCTGCATTAGATGGCCGCGAGTTTGAGTATGGCAAGGGGCCACAACCACCGCAGCACTTTGGTTGCCGGTCTACAACGGTGCCGGTGATTGACTATGAGGAACTTGGGTTTGAACCGCCAAAGGAAGGAACCCGAGCCAGTACTGGTGGCCAAGTGCCTGCTAATCAGAGCTATGGCGAGTGGCTGGCCAAGCAATCGCCTGCAACCAAGGCCAAAGCAATTGGCGCTAAAAAGATTGCCTACTTTGACCAGCTGACGGAAAAGTATGGCGCCAAAGATGCCATCGCCAAGCTGGTTCGTGATGATGGGTCCGAATTAACCTTGGATCATCTACGCGCTCGATACGGTGCCATTAAAGAGAGGTAAGAGCGAACAGATCATTAGCGAGAACATCAGGCAGCTAATGAAAGAGGGGTACAGTAGAACTCAAGCTGTTGCCATCGCTATGTCTTACGGCAAGTCAAAGCCAAAGGGCAAAAAGAAAGGCGGCAAAAAGGGCAAGTAAATGGCAATTCAAAAAGGCTCTCGCGTTAGCTGGGAATACCAGGGCAAACGCACCTATGGCGTCGTCACCAGCATTGGCGGCGAGCGTGCCACGATCAAAGGCCCAAGCGGGGGAAGTGTTACCCGTGTTGGCAGCAAAGATGATCCGGTAGTGCGGATTAAATCGGAGTCAACTGGCAACCCAGTATTAAAACGCCGCTCTCAGTTACGGTCTGCACCCAAAACCAATAAGTAGACATATTGGGCCGTTGTTGTTTATCTTGGATGGCGTAATTAACCCTGCGGGTTTTTATGTCTGAAGAGAACCAAACCGAAGCGCCTGCGGCGCCTGAGGTTGACGTTCAAGCGCTGTTGCGCAGCATTGACAACCTTGAGCGCAAGAACAAAGAGCTAGCGGATGAAAAGCGCAAGCTGCGAAAGCTAGAAGAGCTTCAGGCTGAATTGCCTGCTGGCACCGATGTCAAATCGCTGCTTGAGTTCAAGCGCAATCATGAGCAGCAGCAGCTTGAGAGCGAGGGTAAGTACACCGAAGCCCGGCAAGCGTTAGAAGAGCAGTTCCGTGAAGCAACGGCCAAAAAGGATCAGCGCATTGCTGAGCTAGAGGCACGGGTGCGCGAACTGGAAATTATCAGTCCAGCTGCAACCGCTCTGGCGGATGTAGTGCATGATCCCGACATGATCTTGCGCACTCAGATCAGCCGAGAGCAGATCGAGCGTGAAGAGGATGGCACGGTGGTTGTCGTCAAGGGCTATGAGCGCACGCCGATTGGCGAATGGGCCAAGAACCTGCCGGCATGGATGCAGAAGCAACCCAAGCCACAGGGAAGCGGTGCGCCGATTGGTCGCAGTGCTGGTGAGATTCCTGCAGGGACCAAAAACCCGTTCGCTGCTGAAAGTTTCAACCTGACGGAGCAATCACGACTGTTTAAGACAGATCGGGACTTGTACGAAAGGCTTAAGAAGGCAGCGGGCCGTTAATATAATCCCAACGCTTACAAAGGCAGCGCCAGCGTAAGTCAGGGCTGCGCCCGACCTAACAAAAACATTCTTGAGGTTTAATCATGGCAACTCTTCGGAGTGACATGATCATCCCCGAGGTTTTCGTTCCCTACGTCCAAGAGCAGACCACCCTTCGTGATGCCTTCTTGGCTAGCGGTGTGGTGCAGCCTCTGGCCGCACTGAACGCGACCTCTGACGGGGGTGATTTCGTAAACATCCCATTTTTCTCCGCCAACCTGAGCGGTGATTTTGAAGTGCTTAGCGATAGCACTTCGATGACTCCTGGCAAGATCACCACCGACAAGCAAGTTGGTGTTGTTCTTCACCGTGGACGCGCTTTTGAAGCACGCGACCTGGCAGCTATCAGCTCCGGCGCTGACATCATGGGTGCCATCGGTGACAAGCTGGGCGCCTACATCGCTCACCAGCGTCAGAAGGATCTGATTTCCTGCCTGAAAGGTGTGTTCGGTTCGCTGAACGCCAACACCTCTAGTTCGGCTTTCTTCGATCTCTGCATCGACTCCGAATCTGGCGACACCCCGACTGTTCTGAGCCCCCGCCAGGTTGCTCAGGCTCGCGCCATTCTTGGCGACAAAGGGGAATCCCTTTCGGCCATCTGTATGCACTCCAAGGTCTATTACGACCTCGTGGAGCGCCGCGCCATTGATTACGTCAGCACTGCTGATGCTCGTGGCACTTCGACCACCCAATCTGGTGGTTCGATGGCTAATGCATACGGCGAAGTTCGCGTGCCCACCTATCTCGGTTGCCGCGTTATTGTTTCGGACGACGTGGAAACTGCCGGCTCTGGCGCTTCCACCGAGTATGCAACTTACGTTTTCTCGCCTGGCAGTGTTGCTAGCGGAGAGCAGGCCAATCTCGACATCGAGACAGACCGCGATGTGCTCGCTAAGTCTGACGCACTCGCTCTGGACGCTCACTACCTGTACCACCCTGTTGGTGCTAAGTGGGCAGTGACTACTGCTAATCCGACCCGCGCTCAGCTCGAAACTGCTTCTAACTGGAGCAAAGTTTTCGAGACCAAGAACGTAGGGATCATCCGGATTACCAACGTCAGCAATTTTGACTGATCGGAGGTAACTAACCATGGCATCCCTTTTTGAAATCGGCGCCGGTAAGGCGATTGGCTACACCTCTGGTGGAGCTGTCACCCAAGCGACCGACAAGAGCACTGGCGTAACGCTGAATCAGCCTTGCGGCCAGATCACTACCTCTGACGCCAGCCTGGCTGGTGGTGCTGAGGTTTCCTTCACCGTCACCAGCGACAAAGTTGCCGCTAC